CGGAACGCCTTCATCTTCTGCTCGGCGTAGGACTCCTCGAAGGAGTCGCGGTCGGTGCCGCTGATCACCTTGATGTAGTAGGTGCCGCCCCACTCGGGGATTTCAACGGCTTCTACCTTGATGTCGTTCGCCGCCAGAATCCGCTTCCGAAGATCAGTCGCCATACCAAGCCTGCTCCTAGTAATAATCCGTCATCACAAACTTCATCGTCCCTCGAACCAATTCGCCAACCCTGGCGTCAACCTGCACCGACTCAAGAACCACATTCCGTCCGATTGAAAACGCGCTGGACGAGAAACTGAGTTGCCCCCTCGCGCCGGTGCTCGGGATGGAACCATCCGCAAGGAAGTCCACCGTGATGGAGCCCGGTGAGTAGTCGCCCGTCGGCACCATCACCACCGAGCCCAGGGCGGCACCAGCCCCGGTCATGTTGACGATCTCCGGCTGACCGGCTTCCACTGAAATCCCAGTGACATGGCCGGAAAAGCCGCTGAACGAGAACGAGGCGTTGTATGGAATGCCAGGCACATCTAGACCTGCACGCGAAACGACGCAGACCCACGAACCAAGTCGCCGACGCTGGCCGTGACCTGCGACGAGACGCAGGTCGCGGAGCCTGAGAACGCAATCTTTCCGCTGACCGAAAGCGACCCAGTGGCATTGACCTGCGGGATCGCAGACGCGGTGATGTATTCGACATCGACCGTCGGCAGCGAGTCGGCCGTCCGGTGCATGAGGTACACCGGCTCGACGTCGTTGACTCCCATGCCCATGTGAGCGCCGGACACGCGGCCACGTTCCTGGCCGTAGTTGACCGTGACGCTGGTGATGGAATAGGAGCCACCACCAAACGTGAACGTCGTGCCTTGTGAGCTGACGCCAGCCATGTCGCCTTACGCGACGCGGAAGGTCGCGCTCCCGCTGATGAGGGCGCCCACCGAACCGCCGATTGAGGCCGACGCGAGCGTCGCGTTGCCGCTGAACGACATCGGGCCGCTGATCGACAGGCTGCCCGACGTACCGGCCGCGAGCACGTTGGTCGAGATGTAGTCGATGGTGACTTCCCGCTCGGTGGCGAAGCCGCCGACGAACTCGCGGCGACCGCCGGGGGCGATGCCGAGATGCGAGCCGTCAACGAGGTCTTGGGTGTCACTGACTTGAACGCTCGTGACCGTGAGGCTGGAGCCACCGAAGGTGAAGGTGAGTCCCTGTGCTGAAACGCCTGCCATGTGTTCGCGCCTCCTTGCGCCGCAATCTAGTCTTGTGGGTTACGCGGTGGCTTCGTTCCACCGAATTTGAAACAGTTGCCGGACTTCGTAGGCCGGAGGCAGTTGCGCCCCAGCGACCGTCGGATCGAGGAAGTCGTCCGTTTCGGACACCAACCTCATATCTTGTATTGTAGCCCCTGCCATAGTGCCGGTGTGTCCATCCAGCGCAAGCCGCACCTCGTCGGCAAGCTCACGCACCGCGTCGTAGGAGAGCGCCCACGACGCAATCTGGAGGCCGACGATCGGGACGAAGAGCGGCCCACTCAGAGCCGTCTCGCGGGTGATGTTCGACCGCTTGTAGACGATGAACGGCAGACTCGCGCCGGTCTTAGGTACGGCGATCGGGTAGACCTGGAAGCCGACGATCCGCGCCACGCCGGGGGTGGAGACGAGCTTCTGGTAAACGTGCTTTTCGGGGGAGATGAGCATTAGAATTTGTTGATTTCTGCTTGGATCAGTTGGGCGAGGACGCCTTGCACCTGGGCCGCCGAACTGACGATGGTGCGCTCCATCGGGTGATACGCCGGCATCGGGTCGATGCTCTCGCCGGGGCCGAGGGTGATCGGGTGCGTCTCGCCGTCCTTGCCGGTGGCGAAGTCGTGGGAGTAGCCCTTGCCTCGCTTGGACTGCCGCGTCGGCTCATTGAGGCTGCCCATAAGGAAGTAGTACCCGCGGCTGCGTCGGGCGAATTCTTCGTCATTCATGGCCGACGACGTTCGCCGCATCTTGCCGTTGATCATCTGATGGACGTTGACATAGGTGCGGCGATTCTGCGTGCCGGGCTTGCGGCGGCCGGAGCCGAACTCGACGAGCCAGGCGTGGTTGCCGCTCTCGCGGCCCTCTTCTGAGCCGACGGGGCCGGTCTGCCGGGGGCCGGTGATCGCCACGGCGACCTGGCCGCCCTCGTATTCCTTCGTCCTCGTGATCGTCGCCTTTGCGAGGTTGCCGGTGGCACCGCTACTGCCAGCGGCCAGCGGCTTCGAGACGAGGGACTTGTAGCCCATCGCAATCGGTCGCGACGCCTGCTTGACGCACTTCTGGAGCAGCCCCGGCGCGGCGAGCGCCCCGGCCACCCGCTCGAGTTCCTTCGCCAGCTCTCGGACACCGGCGGTGTCAATCCGCACGAAGCCCTCGGTCTGGCTCTTGCCGGTGCCGAAGCCAACGTCACGGGGCGACGGATTGCTGGGATTGATCGCCATGCTACTGCACCTCGTGGACGAGGAGTTCCAGTCGCGTCCGGTTGTCCCGCTCGCTCACGCTTGCGATCTCGAGCGTCTTGCCACGCCAGAGAATCCGATACTGCGGATTCACCGTGGCCCGGTAGCGGATCGAAATCTTGTGCGAGGCGATGACGTTGGCTTGCTGGGCTTGGAGGATGTCGCGGCTCGACAGCCCATCGACGCTGGCCCAGACCGTGTCTTCGGTGGCCCACGAAAGCGTGGCTTCGCCCGTCGGGCTTCGCATCTCCTGCGGAGCCTGCAAGGCGACTCGCTCACGCATCATGCCGATGTTCACGTTACGCTGCCCTCGCCGATCAAGACGATGTCGTAGGTCGCGCCAGCCGGACCAGTGACCGTGATCGTCCCGGCCGTCATGCCGGCGGCCGTCGGATCAACCTGCACATACGCGCCCCCCGCGGCCACGGCCAGCCCGCTGGTGGGCAGCGGCAGGCCCGCAAAGGTCAGGAGCGACGAGGCGTGGCTGTTGCGGATGTAGACGGCTTTCACCGCCGTGATCGCCACGCTCACTGCGGCCCCGTCGCGGGTGTCGGGGAGGCTGGCGAGGTTCAGCGTCTCGCCGGACCCGACAATCGTCCGCGAGTCGCTCCAGACCACCTGGGCCTGGTAGGCCGCGGTGCCGTCGGAGAGCACGGCCGAGTACGAGGCAGGGGTCGCCCGCAGCGTCCGCGCGATGTCGGCGACGCTCGTCTCATGGGCGAGGATGGACAGCGTGATCTGGGCATTCAGGCTCATCGGTATTCTCCCCATCCGCTCGCCGCGAGCAGCGTCTCGAACGTCTGCGGCACCGGCAGTACCTGGCTGTAGCCGGCCACGACGGGCTGCCGCATCTCGAACCAGTGCGCCACCAGAAGCATGATCAAACTCTTCACCGTTTGCGGTACATTCCCGCCACTGGCCCCGTAGCCGGCCGTCCAGCGGACGGTGACGCTGTTCTCGTCGCCTCGCACCGCCGGCCAGACGCCCTCGTAGTTCGGGTAGACGCGACCGGGGGTCGTGCGGGCATCCACCTGGAAGGCGTTCGCCGCACTGGTGATGGTCTGCATGGAGCCGCCCTCGTCGCGGTACGTCACCGTCACCGTCTCGGCCTGCATCGGGGGCCGCGGCAAGACGATCTCCCAGAGCGGGAACGTGTCGTAGCGGGCCTCCCAGACTTGGCTGACGAGACTCATGCCCAGCACGTTCTCAACGTACTCGCGGGCCGTCGAGATGAGGCTTGCGATGTAGGCGTCCTCGTCGGTGCCGTCCACGCGACACTGGGCCTTCGCCTCCGCGAGCGACACCGGCTCGACGACCGGAGCCGTGTGACGGACGAGGCTCCGGTATGGCGTGATCGAACTATCGGGGTGCTCCGGCGAGCCGTATCGAATCGTGACTGTCATTTCACTCGCTTCCTTGCTTGTGACTGCACGGTGGCCTTTTCAGTCCGCTCCTCGAGCATCGCCGTCTCGGCTGGCTTCTCGCCGACCGGCTCGACCATCCCGCGGGCGATGAAGATGCGGGCCATCCCGTCGCCCCAGTCGAACACCTGGCCGACCCGATACCCGTTGAAGCTCTTGAGTACGCGAATCTTCATCTTATGGCACCCCAGGTTGACTCTGGCGGCGATTGACCGCCGTTCCAGTATTCGGTCGTGTGCTGTTGCACCTTGCCGCCCTCGACCGTCCGGCTGGGCCAAGTGATCATCAGTTCGGCGTGGCCGACGCTGATGTTCGTCGCGAGTCCCAGTTTGTTGCCGGCCTTCGCGAAGCCCTTCCAGAACGAGATGTCCTCGTCAACGTGCGAGCCGTTCCAGTCACCCTGGTCGTTCGGCTTGGCGACGAACCAGGGCTTCTCCATCTTCTTGATCGCTTCGGTGCGGATCAGCGTGCAGCCGAAATGCGCCGTCTCGACGAGCTGCACGGGCTTCGAGAACCAGTCGCCATCGACGACGGTCTTGTCGTCCGTGCTGACGCCCGGCAGGGCGAACATGACGCACGGGCTTTCCCGCTTCGTCTGGAGCGGCGCGATGGCATCCACGCCGGAGTGCATGAGCAGGGCGACGAGGGCTTCGACGGTCTTCCCGGTGAAGACGGTGTCGTAGTCAATCGTGAGAATGACGTCATATTTATCCATGACGCTCTCGATAGACCGCGTGAGGCACTGGCCGAAGAAGACGCCCGTATGCTTGATGACGGGAATCTGATGGGGCGTCAGGGCCGAGTGGACGCAGAAGAAGTTATCCGTGAAGCCGAGGCGGGGCGTGCTCATTACGGCACACACCCGCACCTCGGCCTCACAACTACCGACACGAATTAGCACGACTTCGCTCCTTTGAGGAGCGGGCGCGCATCCTTGCGCCTTAGTCGGCCGTCACTGGCCGTCCCGCTTGTTTCGGGATCAACCAGTAACCCAAGCCACCGCACCGGCCTCGCCAGCGGTCGTCGGCGCAACGCCGGCCTTCGCGAGACGAGCCGAGATGGCGACGTTGACGGCGGTCGTCGGGGTGACGCTGACCCGGAGGTAGCGCTTCTTCGACCGCGTATCAATGTCCATCTTCACCACCGACGGCTGCGAGGTGACGGGGGCCGTCGGGATCGTAAACCCGCCGACACCGCCACCCACGAGGGCCGTCACGTTGGAGTAGGACGAGTTATCGTCCGACTCCTGCACCCGCAGGACGCTCGCGAATACCGTGTTGGCATTCGCCGCCCGCAGAACCGTCACGCTCGCATGGTCATAGCCGAGCGTGTCGATCGTCAGGGTCGCCGTCTCGCTAGAGCCGGTGACGCCCGCAGGGACTGCCGCCACAACCTTGTCGTTTTCGTGCTGCTTCATGCTAGGAAAGCTCCTTTATCAAGAGGCAGCCGTCTTGAGGGCGACCACGGGGCCGACCTCCGACGTCGAGCCGAGGGTGTGGTGGTTGACGTCGAACCGCAT